TGGAACAGGTGTCGCAGTAACAGCGGCGGCTGCTGGTGTTTTAACTTCTGGTGTATTAACAAAAATAAACATTACTGTAGATGGTTCAAGTTATCTTGGATTAAGTCCTACTGTAACTATAAGTGAAAACACAGGCGCAACTGGAGCAGTTATATTAGAAAATGATAGTGCTTCAGGAGAAGTTAACTACTTTATTAATGAAGACTATAGCATACAAACACAATCAACATATGCTGATAATTTAGATTTAGATAGTCAAGCTGGCTTTGATACCGCTTCTACAGCTGATGATATATTAGATTTTACAGAACGTAACCCTTTTGGAGATATAGATATTTAGATGTTTGGACAATATTTTTATAACGAAAGTATGAGAAGAATGACCATTGCATTTGGTCAGCTCTTCAATAACATACAAATTAAAAGAAAAGACTCTGCTGGTAATGTTACTCAAGCTATTAAAGTTCCGTTAGCGTATGCACCAAAAGAAAAGTTTTTAGTAAGATTAGATCAACAACCCGATTTAAATAAAAGAGAATTTGCGATTACATTACCTCGTATGAGTTTTGAAATCACAGGTATCAGTTACGATTCAAGTCGTAAACTTACAAGAATGCAGAAGTATAAAACTGTTAAGACAGGTAAAGATGGAAAAATATTAAACTTTAATTACACTCCAGTTCCTTACAATCTGAGCTATACTTTGAATGTATTTACTGCTACGGCTGAAAGTGGATTACAAATCATAGAACAAATTTTACCATTCTTTCAACCAGACTATACGGTAACTGTTAATGCTATACCTGAATTAGATATTAAGAGAGATGTTCCTATTATTTTAAACAATGTAAATTATGAAGATAGTTATAGTGGTGATTTTACAACTAGAAGAGCTGTTGTTTATACTCTAAATTTCACAGCAAAAACTTATCTATTTGGACCAGCATCAACTCAAAAAGTTGTTAAAACTGTACAATCTGATATATATACAGATACTGATACAACAAACAAAGCGAGAGAAGAAAGAATTGTAGTAATTCCAAACCCTACTACGGCAGACGCTGATGATGATTTTGGATTTACTACAACAATAACAAAGTTTGAAGATGGTAAAAAATACAACCCATCTACGGATTCAGATGAATAAATAAATAAACATAATATATTATGACTAAATTAGAAGATAAAGTAAATGAAATTTTAGGAATAGATACTCCAGAAGAACCTAAAAAAGAAATTATTAAACAAGAATTAAAACCAGTAGCACTTCGTAAAGAAGATGATAATAAAGCTGATATAGATAACGACTATAATTTCAGCAGAGAAAATTATTATAATCTAATTGAAAGAGGCCAAGAAGCAATTGAAGGAATCCTTGATATTGCTAGAGAAGGTCAACACCCAAGAGCATATGAAGTTGCTGGTCAATTAATTGGACAAGTTGGCGATACTGTAGATAAACTACAAGACTTACAAAAAAAACTTAAAGCATTAAAAGATTTACCCAAAACAGCAAATAACACTATTAAGAATGCTTTGTTTGTGGGGTCTACTGCTGAACTACAAAAGATGTTAAAGAAAAATATAAATACTGAAACTAAAGACATCACACCTAAAAATGAGTAATAATGATGCCTATCTTGGTAATCCAAATCTTAAAAAGATAAACACTCCTGTTGAGTTTACACAAGAGCAAATAGTAGAATATCAAAAATGTGCTGATGATCCTATTTACTTTATGGTAAACTATGTTCAAATTGTATCGCTTGATAAAGGTTTAATTCCTTTTGCGATGTATGAATTTCAAAAAAAAATTGTAAGAACAATCCACAATAATAGATTTACAATTTGTAAACTACCCAGACAGTCTGGTAAATCAACTACTACAATTTCTTATCTATTACATTATGCTTTGTTTAATCCTAATTCTAATATCGCACTACTTGCTAACAAATCATCTACTGCAAGAGATATCTTAGGAAGACTACAACTTGCTTATGAAAATTTACCTAAATGGATGCAACAAGGTGTAATCAATTGGAACAAAGGTAATATTGAATTAGAAAACAAATCAACCATTGTCGCCGCTGCCACATCTTCAAGTGCCATTCGGGGAGGTTCATATAATATTATATTCCTTGATGAGTTTGCATTCGTACCAGCGAATATCGCTCAGCAATTCTTTAGTTCAGTTTATCCTACAATTTCATCTGGTAATAAAACAAAAATGATTATTGTATCTACACCTATGGGTATGAATCAGTTTTACAAACTATGGACAGACGCAGAAAATAAACGAAATGATTATATACCTATTGAAGTACATTGGTCAGAAGTTCCTGGTCGAGATCAAAAGTGGAAAGAAGAAACAATAAGAAACACTAGTCAAGAGCAATTCCAACAAGAATTTGAATGTGACTTTTTAGGTTCAGTTGATACTTTAATATCAGGACCAAAGATTAAAGCTACACCATACATGACACCATTACAATCTAAAGGTGGATTAAATATGTTTGAAAAACCTAAGAAGGATGGACTCTATGTATGTACAGTTGACGTGGCACGAGGGACTGGTAGAGATTATTCAGCGTTTACAATTATAGATGTTCAACAAGTACCTTATAGAGTTGTGTGTACGTATAAGAATAATGAAATTAAACCCTATGTATTTCCAAACATTGTAGAACAAGCTTGTAAAGGATACAATGAGGCTCATATCCTTGTTGAAGTCAATGACTTAGGTCAACAAATTTCAGATGCATTACACTATGAGTTAGAATATCCTAACGTATTGATGACGACACAAAAGGGTCGAGCTGGACAAATACTTGGCGCAATGTTCTCAGGTCGTGGTACATCATTAGGTATACGTATGACAAAACAGATAAAAAAGATTGGTTGTGCGAATTTTAAGACGCTTGTGGAGGGTGATAAACTTGTAATCAATGACTTCAATGTTATTGAAGAAATGTCAACTTTTTCCCGTAAAGGGTCATCTTGGCAGGCTGAAGAAGGACAAAATGATGACTTGGTTATGTGTTTAGTTATATTTGGCTGGCTCTCTAATCAACCCTATTTCAAAGAATTGTCGGATTCAAATATACGTAATCAAATGTATGTAGAGAATCAAAAATTAATAGAACAAGATATGGCACCTTTTGGGTTTGTAGATGATGGTATCAATACACCCGAAAATGAAGATACGATTGACGAGTATGGAACACGATGGTATCCTGTCGTAAGAAAGGGTCAATAAACTACACTTTTTTGTTATTATAAATATCTACAACTGATAAAGTTTGAATATGGGCGTAAGAAAACTTACGATTTTTGATGAAATTAAAAAATATAATAACTAATTAAACAGGAGAAATACCCTATGGCATTTCAAGTATCACCAGGTGTTCTCGTACAAGAAAAAGATATAAGCAGAGTAATTCCTGCGGTCTCTACATCAATCGGAGCATTTGCGGGACAATTCGCAAAAGGTCCAGTTGACGAAATCGTATCAATTTCTAGTGAACAAGAATTAGTAGATACGTTTGGAAAACCCGACTCAACAAATTTTGAGTACTTTTTCAGCGCAGCTAACTTCTTACAATACTCTAACGCATTAAGAGTAGTACGGGCAACCAATACATCATTATTAAACGCAACATCAAGTGGAACAGGACTTCTAGTAAGTAATGATGACGCTTATGAAAACAATTATTCTACGGGACAAGGTTCTATAGGAACATTCGCAGCAAGATCAGCTGGAACATGGGGAAATAGTTTATTAGTTTCAACTTGTCCATCAGGTCAAGCTTTTGAAGAAATATCAGCAACATTAGTTGACGATACTTCAGTAGCAGTAGGAGACACAACTATTGAAACTGATTTAGGCGGTGCATTCAATGTCGGAGACATTGTTTCATTTTCTACTACAGCTTCTACATCAGATTTTGATGATGGCGAACAATACAGAGTAACAGCAATTAATACTAACGCTTTAACAATCGTTCAACACCCAAGAGGATCGGGTGGATTAAAAAGAGTTATTACTGACAACGCACATATAAAAAGAAAATGGAGATATTATGACGCTGTTGATGGCGCTCCAGGAACTTCACCATGGACATCTGAGAGATCAGGTTCTGGTGATGAAATACACGTTGTAGTCGTTGACGAAGACGGTGCTATTTCAGGAACTCCAGGAGAAGTACTTGAAGTATTTTCTAAAATGTCTAAAGCGTCTGACGCTAAGACACCTCAAGGAGATACCAATTACTACCCAACAGTAATCAAAAATAAATCTAACTACATCTACTGGATGGACCACAACACAGGTGGAACCAATTGGGGAAGTGCAGCAACAGGAATTACTTTCACTGCTGTAACTGATCCAGTGCTAGAATCACTTACGGGTGGTACTGCAGGATCTACTGTAACTGATGGTGAACTACAGACAGCATATACAAAGTTTGCTGATGCTGAAACAGTTGATGTTGGTTTAATTATTGCAGGTCCAAGTGGAAGTACAACTCACGTTGATAATCTTATTACTATTGCAGAAAATAGAAAAGATGCAATCGTGTTTGCTTCTCCACAAAGATCAGATGTAGTTAATATCACAAACTCAAATACTCAGACAACTAACGTTATCGGTTTCTTTGATTTGATTAGATCATCAAGTTATGTTCTATTCGATAGTGGTTACAAATATGCATACGACAGATACAATGATGTATATAGATATGTTCCACTAAACGGTGATACAGCTGGTCTAGCTGCTAGAACTGATTTAGTTGCAGACTCTTGGTACTCACCTGCTGGTTTCAACAGAGGTATTATCAGAGGTGCTGTTAAACTAGCATACAATCCAACTAAATCACAAAGAGATGAACTTTATCCTAAGAGAGTCAACCCCGTTGCTTCTTTCCCAGGACAAGGTACAGTCTTATTTGGTGACAAAACTGGATTATCATCACCATCTGCGTTTGATAGAATCAATGTAAGAAGACTTTTCATTGTTTTAGAAAAGGCTATCGCAACTGCTTCTAAATTCCAATTGTTTGAGTTCAATGATGAATTCACAAGAGCGAACTTTAGAAATATTGTCGAACCATTCTTACGTGAAGTTCAAGGCAGAAGAGGTATCACAGACTTTTTAGTAGTATGTGATGAAACTAACAACACAGGCGAGGTCATTGATAGAAATGAGTTTATAGCTGAAATCTTTGTTAAACCAACAAGATCAATCAACTTTATAACACTATCATTTATCGCAACAAGAACTGGCGTTTCATTTGATGAAGTCGCAGGTTAATAGTAGAGAAGGAGAAATAAAATCATGGCAAATATAAATGACTTCAAAGCTAAACTTGCTGGCGGTGGCGCTAGAGCCAATCAGTTTAAGGTAACAATGCCTTTCCCTGGTTACGCACAAGTTGGTGGAGAAATAGAAGAACTGGCGTTTTTATGTCGGGCAACATCAATTCCATCTATGGAAGTAGGAACTATTCCTGTTCCCTTTAGAGGAAGAGCTGTTAAAATAGCTGGAGACAGAACTATCCCTAGTTGGTCGGTTACAGCATACAATGATACTAACTTTAAGTTAAGAAATGCTTTCGAAAGATGGCAGAATGGTATCAATAATATGACTGATAATGAAGGATTAACAAATCCTGTTGACTACCAAGTGGATGCGTTTTTAGACCATCTTGACAGAAACGGTAATACGATTAAATCATACACATTGAGAGGTGCTTTCCCAACTTCAATAGGAGCAATCAGTTTAGACTATGACGAACAAACTGCGATTGAACAATTTGAAGTTACGTTTGAGTACCAATACTTTGAAACTAATACAACTACTTAATAGTTTTAAGGGGGGCGTAAAAACCCCCTTTCAAAACTTGTATAAGTAGTAGTATAACAGGAGAATATTATGGCTGAATTATTTGGCTTCTCGATAACACGATTAAAGAAACAAGCTGATCCAAAACAAAGTTTTGCGACTGCACAAGCAGATGACGGTACACAAACTGTTTCCGCTGGTGGTCACTTTGGTTCGTACTTGGATATGGAAGGTACTGCTAAAACAGAGCAGGACTTAATTCGTAGATATAGAGAAATCGCAATACACCCCGAGTGTGACATGGCAATAGAAGATATTGTTAATGAAGCTATCGTGGCTAATGAGTTGAAAGATGCTGTAAGAGTTAATCTAATAGATTTACCTTATGGAAAAGATATAAGAAGAAAAATAGAAGACGAGTTCCAAGAAGTTTTAAGATTATTAAACTTCAATACAAAGGGACATGATATTTTTAGAAGATGGTACGTTGACGGAAGAATTTTCTATCAAAAAGTTATTGATAGAGAAAGTCCTAAAAAAGGTATCACCGAATTAAAATACCTTGATCCACGTAAAATCAAAAAGATTAGAGAAGTAAGAAAGAAAAGACCTGATGTACCTAGTCCATCAGCGTTGAATAGTCTTGCTGTTGTAGATGAATTTGTTGAATATTTTTTATTTAATGAAAGAGGTCTATCTGGTACTACCGGTCAAAGTGGTATGAAGATTGCACCTGATACAATAGCTTTCTGTCCATCAGGATTAATTGACCAAAACAAAAACATGGTGTTGTCTTATTTACATAAGGCGATCAAACCAGTTAATCAATTAAGAATGATTGAAGATGCTGTGGTTATCTATCGTATAGCTAGAGCACCTGAAAGAAGAATATTTAAGATTGATGTAGGTAACTTACCGAAAGTAAAAGCTGAACAATATTTAAGAGATGTTATGGCTCGTTATAGAAACAAGTTAGTTTATGACGCAAACACAGGTGAGATCAGAGATGATAGAAACTATATGTCAATGTTGGAAGACTTCTGGTTACCAAGTAGAGAAGGTGGTCGTGGTACAGATATTACTACATTACCGGGTGGTCAAAACTTAGGTGAGATAACTGACGTAGAATATTTTAGAGCGAAATTATATCGTTCTCTAAATGTTCCTGTAAGTCGTTTAGAATCATCTTCGGGTTTTAATCTAGGTAGAGCTTCAGAAATTACAAGAGATGAATTGAAATTTACGAAGTTTGTACAAAGATTAAGAAAGAAATTTACTGAACTGTTCAATGATATTTTAAGAACACAATTAGTCTTAAAAGGTATTATCGCTGAAACAGATTGGTATACAATTAGAGATACATTACAATATGATTTTCTACAAGATGGTCATTTCGCAGAATTGAAACAGACTGAATTGTTAAGAGAAAGATTAGCCTTAGCAAATGAGATGAGAGATTACGTAGGTAAGTTTTTCTCAGTAGAATATATTAGAAAAAATGTATTAAAACAAAATGATAGAGAAATTGAAACTATGGATAAACAAATTAAAACAGAAATTAAAACTGGTATTATCCAAGACCCAATGGCTCAAGTATCAAACAATGATGAAAATATAGGAGAAACAAATGAGTGATGAAGTAAAAAACTTTATAGATAAAATTCAAGCTGGTGATAATGCTTCAGCTGGAGATGCATTCAAAGATGCATTACGAGCTAAAGTAGGAGACTCTTTAGACAATCATAGAAAAGAAATCGCAAGTAGTTTATTTAATGGAATAGAAGCTGAACCGCATAGTGACCCAAAACCTCATGTTGCTGATGTTGGAACTTTTACTCAAGCTGGCGAAGTCGTTACTAGAGATGGTTTAGATGGTAATGCCGAACTTGATTTATCTGTTGGAGCTGATGATAATGCAGATCAGTAGTATCGTAAAAGAAAATCTTTTAATCGATTCTAAATCCTTTAATGGATTAACTCCATTAATGAAAGAAGCAATTACAGACTTTTTCAAAATAGTAGAAAAAGAAACTGGAAATATTATACAAAAGGTTGATAACGCTGTAACAAAAGTAGCAAGTTTTCATAATATAAATACAGACATGATTTATGAATATTTTGATAAGGAAACATTAGAGCAATTAGGAGAAAAATAAATGTCATACACACAAAATAGATTTAAAGCAAAAGGTGTCACGTTAACTGATAGCGTTCTCGATAGTACATTAGCTAGGTCTAACTTTGTTAGAATAACAACAACAAGTGCTCAAAACACTATAACTGTTAAAGATAATAATAAAAATATATTAGGAAGTATATTATTATACACTGCTGGAGATACAATTATTATAGATAAAAATGTAACTGATAGAATTTCAACAAGTGGTACAGCTGTTTGCTCATCAACTAATTGGGTGCCGGCAGATCAGACTGTTAAAAATTATTGTGATAATTCAGAAAAAATAGAATCCTGGACTCAAAATTCTACGACTACAGAAATTAACGCCACTGAAACTACACTCGCAGCGAATATTAATGCAACACAGAATTACATTCCTGTTGCAAGTACAACTAATTTTTCAACAAGTGTCGTAGCAGAAGTTGAATCAACTAATGAAGTGGTTAGTTTTGATTCTATTACTGCAAATAAAGTCCCGTATTCACAAGATTTTGATAATGCCTGGTGGAGACAATCCTATTCTAGTCTTTCGACCAACGCTGGTGTAGCGCCAGATGGAACTACAACTGCTTTTAAAATAACACCCGATACATCAAGCAGAGATGTACATAATCTCTGGAGAAGATATTGGAATACTGTTAATCATACTTTGTCTATTTTTGCGAAAGCAGCTGGCTATGATTATATTAATGTAAGTTTTTTGTGTATTCAAGGTGATGAGCCTAGGTCACAAGGGGTACAATTTAATTTAGCAACTGGTACAGTTGTGACTAGTCAAAATGCTACTGGAACAATTACAGATGTTGGAAATGGGTGGTATAGATGTTCTATAATACCTACTACAAGCACATCATCTGAGCACATTATATTTGATGTTAGCGATGGCCTTACACCATCAGGTGATCAATTTAGATCATCAGCTTGGGCTGGCGACGGTACTAGTGGGGTTTTAATGTGGGGTGCTCAAGTAGAAGCTACAGCTCTAACAGGATATTTACGAACAACTGGGGGCGCTAATATAAATAATCCAGAATATGGATTAACAACAGTCACTAGAGGCGTAAACGGAACAACTGCAGCTTCTGCAAGTTCTGGAGATACTGTTGGAACAGGAAAATATATAGCACCTGATGGTACAGCAACAGCAGATTTAGTAATACCAAACGCTACTGCTGGATATCGTTCAGTTAAGGCTGATTGGACGGGAATGCTTCATAACGATCACTGTATAGCTTCATTTTATGCTAAAGCATTCGGAAATTTAAATACAGTTTTTCCTAACTTTGCTGGGCAATCTGCTGGAAATAGATGGAAATTTACTTTGACTGGTGCTGGAACCGTTGCAGAAGATTATATTGCAAACCAGACGGCAGGAACATATTGGGCACAGATAGATAAAATTGGAACTGATGGTTGGTATCGTTGTCAAATTGGAGGAGTGATTTCAACAGGAAATACGAATACAAGATATCTGGATATTATGCCAGGAGGTACAGATGGTACTATCAATGGTGCTGCAAATGGTACTTCAGGAATTTTAGTATGGGGAACTCAAATTGAAATAGTTTCTAATGCTACCGACAGAGCAGGTATGTATGTAAAAACAGAAGCTGTAGTCCCGAGTGTTGGTATCTTTGGGGGCGAGGAAGTATCTATAACAGGAATTTAATAAAATAATTTAATAAGATAAGGAGAAGTCATGGGACAATTTTTAGGAACATTTATATTAAAGGGCACAGCAATTGCTGGAACTTTAAGTAATAATAATATTGGTAATTCTCAATTTGTAAGAGTGGTTGCAACAGCATCAACAATTACGATTACGGTAAAAGAGGCTGATGGTACAACATTAGGTACAGCATATTTACATGCAGCTG